CATGAAGGGGTTGGGTCTCTGGCCGGCCACGCTCCTGACCGGATGTTGGGCCCCGGCCCAGAACAGGGCCTTCTTCTCGCGGGGCCGGATGGGCGCCTTGCGGGGGCCGAACAACCCGGTGCCCTCATGCACGTACTGGGCGTAGGGCGCGGCTCCGGAGACGAACACCACCCCGCCGAGGCCGTCGGCGTCTTGGGCCGTGGAGATGGCGTTAGCCAGGTTGCCAGAGCGGTGGGGGGCCTCCTCGACGGCCAGGGACTCCACTGCCAGCAGGGATGCCAGGCTGGCTTGGCGCAGCCGGCGCCGGAAGTCCTCGGCCAGGTCGAGGATGCCGCTCAGATCGACTTTAAGCATCGCCGCTCACCACGCCCACGTAGGGCTTAGCCGGAAGCAGATACGGGCCGGCCTCGCGCTCGGCCTGGGCCAGGTGCTGCTTGACCAGCTCCTGGACCTGGCTGGGAGTGAGGTAGCTGGCCTGGCCTTCGGTCAGGCTGGCTCCGCCCACGAAGCCCTGACCGGGCTTGACGTTGCCGGTCAGGGAGGGAAAGGCCCGGGCCAGGGCCAGATGCGCCTCCGCCCGCTTGAGCCGCCGCGCACGCAGCTGGTCGCTGGGGGCCTGGGAGGCGGCGTCGGCGTAGGCCTCCTCTCCCACCCACAGGCACAGCTCGTCGCCGGCCGCCTCCAGATGGGGGGAGAGGAGGGCCTCCGCCAGATCGTCCGGTAGATTTCCCAGCTGCCGGAGATATGTGACGTTGCCGATCACTGGGGCTGGTCCTCGCCACCCTGACCTTCGCCATCGCCGGCCGGGGGCGAGGGCGGCTGAGCGTCGCCGCCGGCCGGGGGCGACGGGGGCTGGCTGGGGGCGTGCACCTTGATCAGGGCGCCGTGCTGGATCATCCGCTGCACGTGCACCGTCATCCGTTCGGGCAAGGGCTTCTGCTCGCCCTTGGTGATGCTCCAGCCGGTGGCGGGGTCCATTTGGATTTCCACCCCGCGCGCCAGTTCGTACAGCTCCGGGCTCTCGGTCTCGGCCGCCTCGGTAGTCTTGGACTTGCCCATGCTCAACCTCCTCTCAGCTCTGGGTTAGGCCGCCGGGTCCATCCAGGAGGGGAACCCGTTGCCGCTGAAGGCCACGGCCTCGTTGACCACCACCCGGCTGTCCCGGAGCAGCGTGGCGAAGCCGGTGATGACGCTGGCCACGGCCTCCTGAATCTGGCGGCTGATGATCTTGTCGTATTCGATCAGCAGCGGCTGAGCGATGAGCTGCACCAGGGCCGAGTCCCGGCACAGGAACAGGAACTTGCCCGCCGGCATGGAGCCGTGGGCGAAGAGGTCTTGCTCGCTGGGCAGGGGGGTGCGCAGGTTCAGGGTCTTGTCCGGGGAGCCCTGGTAACGCTTCTTGAACTCGTCCATGTTGAGCAGCTTGTTGACCCCGGCCTCGTCGGCCAGGATGGTGGTGGGCTGGCGCCCCAGCAGGGCCAGGCGCACCCACACCCGAACGATGTCCAGGTAGGCGAGCTTGTTGGAGGTGCTCTCCACGCCGATCACGGCCGCCGACTCGGACCCGTCGGCCTGGTCGCCGTTGAGCAGGGCGGTGACCGCCAGGGTGCTGAGGGAGCTGCCCAGGCGGATGCCCAAGTCGCGCAGGAAGATGGAGAGCAGGTTGAGACTCATGAACTGCACAGCCTCGTAGGTGATCGCCAGGCCGCGGGCGCGCTTGACCAGCTTGACGGTCTTGTCGCCGTAGCTGACGGTGCCCATCTCGATGCTGGCGCCCTCGGCCGCCACCCGGGGGGAGGCCTCGGACAGCTCGAGCTTGGGCAGGGTGACCGCGGGCTGCGGCACGGGCTCGCTGGCGGCGATCAGGCTGGGGTAAATGGGCGCGAGGCGCACTCCGGACTCGATGGCGTCGCGGATGAACACCGGGGCCAGCCAGCGGGTGTCCTCGTCGCGGGTGAGCAGCTCCTGCAGGGTGGTGGCGTAGAAGTTGACGCCGAGGTCGTGGTACAGCTGCTCGGGCGTGGTGTTGTACTGCTGGCCGGCCAGGATCGCCTTGAGCGACACGTCCAGGGAGGGACGCGGACCCGCCTCGGGGTCGTGGCGCCCCACGTTCTGGATCGCGGCCTGCTGGGCCATCGCGATGGCCTTCATCTTTCCTTTGAGGCTCATGTCAATCTCCTTCTGCGCTGGCCTAGTACAGCAGCGCGTCAAAGGCGGTGTCGGCCGCGCCGGCGGCCTTGAGCGCCATGCCCACTATCAGGGCGGGGTTGTCGGTGCCCAGCACCCACTTGGCGAGCCGCTGGACGCTGCCGGTGCCGTCGGCGCCGACCTTCAGCTTGTCGCCTGCAGCCAGGGCCTCGGCCGAGATGGCCCCCTCGATGACCTTGCGGCCCTGGGTTTCCACGGCCACGATGTCGTTGGCGGCCTTCACGGGCTTGAGCAACTCGCCCAGCACCTTGGCGCTGCCGGCGGCGGCCTTGTTCACGGTCCAGTCGCCGGTGAGCTCCACCACGGTCCCCGCGGGGAGGATCGCGGCGCAGGTCAGGGTCAGGGCGATCTGGCCGGGCGCGGAATACGTCGTCTTCATGAGTCACCTCCTACCCGTAGATGGGGATTTTGTGCTCCAGGGCCGCCGGGCCAGCCCCGGAGTTGTCGGGAGCCTCCAGCGAGGAGCGGATAGGCACCTCCGTGCCGCACTTCTGGCAGCGGGCCGTGAAGGCCGTCGCCGCCTGGCCGCCGAACTGCTCGATCAGGGCCTGGGCCGTGGCCAGATCGGCGCCGCCGATCAGCTTGGTCAGGTGCTCGGGCACCTTGTGGTCCTTGGCCCCCGCCGCGGCCAGGCGCAGGGCCTCCTTGCGCACCGCCTCCAGGTGGGCCCGGCCGGCCTCGGCCAGAGGCTCCAACTCGGCGATCTTGGCCAGGCGCGCGTCCACGGCGGAGCACAGGCCGGCCAACAGCTGGTCGGGTCCGGCCATTTGCTCGTCGGTGAGCCCCAGGGACTTGCCCAGGGGGGCCAGCGCCGCCAGGGCCACCGTGAGGATGCCCTGGGGGTTTTCAGGTTTGCTCGGCATGGTCATGGGGGATCTCCCTTCTTGGGGTTCATAGGTCAAGGTCAGCGGACGGGCCTGGGGATCGGCCCCGGCCCACACCAGCGATATCTCCGGCATCTCGTCGATGCGCGTGACGATGAGCCGCACCACCTGGCCGTCAACCTCGCGGCCGAGGTTGGTCCAAAAGTCGGCATCGGACATGTCGGGATGGCTCTGGGCCACCTCGCCCCACCAGGAGACGGAGACGGCGAGGTTGAGTGGCGGGTCGGCCAGCAGGCCGCGGATGATGCCCAGGGGACATACCGCGCTGTCCAGGCGCAGGGTGGCGTCGATGCCCGGGGCGTCGAACCCCTCATCCTCGCCCCACCAGGTCTTGGCCACCACGCCCACGATCTGGCGCACGTCGCCGCTGTGGTTGAGCAGCACAGGCATGCGGGCCAGCAGGGGCACCGCGGCCTTCATGACCGTCTCGTCGGAGTGGTCCAGCCAATAGCCCTGGATCAGGACCGCGCTCAGGGCTCGCACGTCCAGGTACAGGAAATCCTGTTCCCGGGGAGCCAGGGGAGACGGCGCGGGCGAGCCCTCGGCCGGCGCGGCTGCTGGGGTGGCCAGCCGGCCCGCGGCCAGCAGGCGCATGGGCGCGGTCAGGCTCACCCTGGCCCGGCCGGGGGCGACCATCTGGAGGCTGGCGCTGCTCAATTGCGACTCAACTTGGAGCACACCGCCGGCCTGATGCTCGCGAAAGACCCCCTGGATTTGAACGCCGGTCGATTGCAACATGCTCGACTCTCCCAAAAAAGAGAGGCCCAGGGGCTTTAACCCCTGGGCCTCTCTGGGCCTCTGTCGTTACCGATATTCCTGGCGCTCCCTGGCGCTCGGGCGGCCTTCGGGCCGCGATTTATGCGAACCTATTTCCTGGCCGTCGCCACGGGTAGCTGCCTATCCTGTTCCGGCTGGTTTCCGAACTTCACGTCCCTGCCGCAACGGGGGCACTTGATCTCCAGGCCCAGCACCCGCAGGGCCAGAAACAACAGCTTGCGGCAATGTGGGCAGCGGTACTCCATCACAGCTCCGGCAGCAGCTCCCTGGGGTAGCTCCCGTCGGCCACGTTGTCCAGGAACCACCACCAGTGCGCCTGGGGGATGTCCAGGGCCTCTCGGTCCTCGGCCAGCTCCTTGGCCCAGAAGGGAGCCACCCGCGCGGCGTTGGCGATCAGCACCTGGTCGGTCTGGTGCACCAGGTCCCGCTCCTCGGACGTGAGCTGGTCCCAGATCTCCACCAGGCCCTCGCGCAGGTCGGCACACCGGCTGATGGCCTCGGGCACCAACAGCTCGGGGTCCAACTCGGGAGCCACCCCGTCGGTATAGCGCTGGACTTCGGTCCTCACGAGGTCACCTCCACCCATCCGTCATTGCGGGCCAACTGCTCGGCCCGTTTGCTCCAGGTCGTGGGGCGCTGCGGGCTGGGTCCGTACATGGTGGTCAGCCGGGGGGGCCCCAGGGGCCCACCCACGCGGTCGTCAGGGTCAATTATGGCCAGTATCCAGTCGTTCTCGCCACCGCCCATGAGCCCCAGCTGATAGTTTCCCGCCGAATCCATCCGCACCAGCACCTTTTCCGGCGCCGCCAGCAGGTTTCGGGCCGCCTGGGTATAGCCCTCCACCGTCTCGGCGACCTCGGGGTGCTTGTTGGCGTGCCGGCTGACCTTGCCGATCCGGAACTCGGCGTCGGCCGCGTCGGCCAGCCTGGCTGCCTGCGCCGTGGGGCCCATGTCCTGCCAATAACGCCAGGCCCGGTCCTGATCCTGGTTCAGGCCCTCGGGGGCGGGAGCGGCGCTGGGCTTGCTCAGGGACATCTTGACCCTGGTGCGGCAGCGGGGATGGTAGGGCGGCAGCAGCTTGCCGGCGGCCGCCAGGGCCTCCGTGCCGCCCAGGCGCACCGTGGTGGCGTCCACAGGCCCGCCCGCGCGCAGGTGCGCGGCAAACTCCTCTGCGCCCATGCTGGACAGTCGCTCCACCTCGGCCGCGGCGTCGGCCACCTTGATGACCCGGCCGTGCATCTCTCGGCAGATGGCCGAGGTCCGGGCGTCCAGGATGGCCCAGATTTGGGCGTACGTCGCGCCGGCCTCGGCCAGCTGCTGGACCGAGGCCCAGTTGCGCAGGCGCTGCACGCTGGTGTCCACGATGCGGGCCACCTCTTTGTCGCTCAGGTCCGCCAGTGCCCCGCCCATCTCCTGGCGGAAGGCCGCCAGAACCGCAGGGTCTTGCCCCTCGAACAGAGCCGCGCCCTTATCCAGGTACTGCTCGCGCAGGAAGCTGAGGGCTGTGGTCTGGGCGTCGGCGTTGGCGAGGGCTTTGCCGAAATAGAAGCTGTCCACCTTGGCGGCGCAGTTCAAGGTCCGTTGCTCAGAGGCCCCCCAGGTCCATGACCGCTTGTCGCCGGTGGCCAGGGTGGAGAGCAGGCGATAGGAGCGATAAACCGGCTCCACCGCATCCCGTACCGCCGCCACGGTTTCCTTCTCGGCCCAGCCCCGGGCCGACTCCTCGGCCAGCACCTGGTACACCGAGTCCACGAACTCCGCCTCGCTCAGGGCCCGGCTGGCCGAGAGCAGGTCAACGGCGGCGTCCAGGGCCTTGGCCTGGATACCGGTGGCCGTCGGCGCGATCTTGTCGCGGTAGCGCTTCGCCCAGGTCTCGGCCTCGGCCTGGATAGCCTGCTCGGCCACCAGGTCTTCGCCGTCGGGCCCCTTGATCAGGGTCAGCCGCGCCGGCGTGTACCGGCCCGTGGTCCGGTCCAGGGAGAGCACCAGGCGCACCGCGCCTTGTTGGGCGCCCGCCGGCTGCTGGCCGGCCGGAGCCTGCGTGGCCCGCTGGGGGTCGAAAGCTTTCTCATAACCCAGCTCCTGCGCCGCCTGGTCCGGGCTGATGATGCCCCGCTCCAGGTTGCCCCAGACGACCTGGGCCCTGGCCTGCTGGGCCTGGGCGGCCTCCTGGGGCTTCAGATCGGGCTGGCCCTTCCAACGCAGAGATACCTCGGCGCTGATGCCGGCCAGGGCCAGGGCCAGGCGATAGGTGCGCTCCATCCGGCGCTTGACCACCCGCTGGTACTGCAGGCTCTCCCGCACCATGAGGTTGAACACCACCCCGGCATAGGTCTCGGTGGTGCTCATGGACCAGCCGAACATGGCCGGGTCAAGGCCCAGGGCGCTCATCAACAACTGCAAGACCAGCTGGTAGAGCTGCCGCAGGTTAGCGGAGCTGGCCGCCACGTTGTGGTGTTCCATCTCATGGTCGCTGGGCGAAATCACCCAGCCGGAGCCGCGGCGGCCGAACGCCCGCGCATAGGCCTCTTCGTGAGAGATCAGCAGCTTTTGCATGCGCATCTGATATTGCTGCTCGCTCTCGCCGGATTCCCGGTTCGGCAGGGGCACCTTGACCTGGTTGATGCCCATGAGCCCGGAGTTGTGGCTGACGCTGCCGACGTCCTTTACGATGTCCTTTTCGGTCGCCAAAGCCCTGACCGCCGCCGCGAAGGGCGGGATGCCATATGGCGGGGCATCATCGGCCACCCGCAGGGCCAGGTAGGCGTAGGTGCGCTCGTTGAGCTTGACCTCTCCGCCAGAAACCCCCACCTGCGAGGTGCGCTGGCAGGGCGCCCACGCTCCCTCTTCCCACCGGAAGCGGATGGCCTTGACCGGCACCAGGGCCACTTGGCGCACGCCGGATAGGTCGGGCTCCAGCACGTCTTCGCTGGACAG